AAAAGTCTGCATGACAATACCATGACTGTGGGATTTGAAGCAGTTAGTTATGGCCGAGGTCAAGTAACAGCTGGTGATCCAATTGGGTTTGGTATGGAACATTATGATACTACACCAAGTCCATTACAGCCACTAGGCAATAGTTTTTCATCAAGCCCAAATTTTCTTAACAGTGGAAATATTACAAATAATGCAACTAATTTCTTGACTAATTTAATAGCTACGAATAATGCCTATCAAAACAACCAAGTATCTAACACTGGCGATAACGCCGGCATTGTTACCACACCCGCTAACCCAACAACTGGCGGTATTCAGGATACAGCATTTCCTACTTCTAATAGTAATACTAATACTACAACTGCATCCAATTCTACAGTAGGTACATAACATGATACAACACAATTTACCAACAGCACCGTCGACTACTGATACAAGGGAATTTTTTGATAAATTCTTTGTTAATCAAGTTAGTTTTCCCACTAACGAAATAGATGCAACTATCGGTTTTTTCGTTAAACGAGGCTTTGATGTAGAAAGTGCTCGCAGTACCGCAATCGTATTGTTAAATCAATCTCGTATTGATGGAGTTAAAGTATTCCAATTACTAGATACTATGAAATCGCTAACTGAAGCCCAGTTAAGTCAAATCGTAACGCAAGTGTTAAACACCTACAGAGAAAAAACCAGCATCTTGGGATATAGAATCGCGCCTGTTGTAAACCTGTACGAAACACGCAACATACTAGTGTAACATGGCCAGCAAATTTGCACAAGGCAAGTTTACTATGCGCCACCCAGAAAAGTATGTTGGATTAAAAGTTCCTACATATCGTTCCAGCTGGGAGTGGAGTTTTATGAATTTTTGTGACTCTAATGTTAACGTGGCAAAATGGGCCAGCGAAGCTATACAAATTCCCTACAGAGATCCCTTAACTGGCAAAGCTACAGTGTATGTACCTGATTTTTTCATACAGTACAAAGACAAGTTTAACCAAGTGCTTACTGAGCTGATTGAGATCAAACCAGCAAGTCAGAGCATATTAGAACGTGTGGGCAAGAACAAATACAATCAAGCACAGTTTGTTAAAAATCAAGCAAAATGGGCCGCAGCCACGATGTGGTGTAGGCAACAGGGCATCAAATTCCGTGTAGTCAACGAAAATGATCTCTTTGGCCAAGTTTAAGTATAAGTAATATTATGACTAAGAAACTTGAAGAACTACTTAATTTGCCCGAAAGCAAAAAAATTGTCAAGGCAGAAGAAAAGAAAAAAGAATTGCCTATAGATCCGCAACCTTTCCTGCGTAGCATGGAAGAATTTGACAAAATTTCAGCGGCTTTACCTAAAGTAAGCGGTCTTGGTGATCTAGCAGATAATGAATTTGATGCGTTGGCGCAACGTGCTACAGATGCTTATGATGATCTAATGGACCTGGGTATGAACGTTGAAGCACGGTATTCTAGTAGGATTTTTGAAGTAGCTGGCGGCATGCTTAAAAATGCAATCGACGCAAAATCTGCTAAAATTGACAAAAAACTCAAGATGATCGAGCTACAGCTTAAGAAGCAGAAATTAGATCAAGATACTGTTAGTGATGATAGTGTTACACTTCAAGGAGATGGTTATATCCTTAGTGACCGAAATAGTCTCCTTGAAAAACTTAAAAATATGAATAAATAATGTATCAGGACTAGACCATGAAATCATTCAAAGAATACCTAGTAGAAAATAAAAAAGTCTACAAATTTAAAATTAAAATCGTAGGCGACTGCCCTAAAGATTGTGCTGAAAAGATCAAACTAGCACTATCTGAGTACAGTTGTGCATCTGTAGGAACAGCTAAAACTACTCCTATCAGTGCAAACCACAAAGATTTTCCAGAACATAAAAATGTTGCAATGTCAGTATTTGATGCATGTACGCACTATCCAGCAACCAGTGAGCAGATTCTTAACAAAGTTTCACAAGGTCTTGGAATCAGTTCAGGCAGTGTAAAAGTTCTTAATGAAAAAGAACAAGAAGAAATTGCATTAAATCATGCTAACGACGAAGCAACTGGCGAATCAATCGTTGGTACAGACTACGAAAAAGCAGACAATCAAGAGCTAGTTGGCGACAGACGTTTGACTTTCTTAAAATCTTTAAAGAATGAAGAAAAATTAAAACAGGTCACTGGCACTAATGATGCGCTGTTGGCCAAGACTGCTCCTAAAGCTGATACAAAAATTAAAACACAAGATACTAAAGTTAATACAATGAATGCGTTTAGTAAGAAAAAAGTTAATTTAGTTCCTGTTAAACACAAAAATAGCCTCAATGTAGCGGCTAAGGTAAAAGGAAAATAATATGAATTTTTACGATCTAAGTGCAAAACTAAGAGCAATTGAAGAAAATGCACCAGTAGCTGAAAAACCATTTGTGGGAAACCATACACTAGTAGCTCCACGTCCTGATGGTAAGTTTGACGTTATGGATAGTGCTAGTGGCAATGCTCACATTGTTGGAACATATGATACATTAGCTCAAGCTAACGAAGCGGCCAAATCAAACGATGAAATATCTACTAAAGTAGTAGCAACAATGAAAGAACAAGTGTCAAATGAATGCGGCGACATGATGCCAATGATGTCACATGCTCCACAACAACAAGATTCAGTTACAATGAATGTTAGTATGAATGGTAGCGGCCCTGGTGGAATTAAAGATCTAATGGCTATCCTACGCAACATTGAACAATCTGCAGAGCATGATCATGCAGAGCCGATGATTGCACAACCACACGGTATGGATGGCGATGTTGACATTGTGTTGGGAACAGCAGATGAAGACATGTTGTCCAATGCAGATGCAGATGAAAGTTACGGCAACAGTGCCCCGGGTGGTAGTGATGCTCACACATACGGCATAGATTCTGTTACTCGCAAGGGTGACGATATGCACAGCAAGGGTGATGTAAAACGTCTACGTGTTAATGGTGGTGAAAACCCATTACAAGAAGGCCTGGTTGAAAGACTGAGCGCCATGTATCAAGCAATCAAAGAAACAGACGAGCCGCTAACACGTCGAGTCACAATGAATCCAGATGGTAGTACGTCAGGCGGATTACAAGTTACTCCAGCAGATCCGAATCGTCCTGTGGATCCAAGAAAACAAGCCATGCGCCAAGCACAGGATCAATCAGAGCAAGCCTATAATGCGTGGCTTAAAACACGCCCTGCACGAGCAGATGGCAGTCTTATGCAAGCTAATTTAAAGAAAGATGACGTCGCTAGAGTACTAGCAGGAGAAGATCCTAATAGCGTTATTACAGGTCGTAGCAGTACCGGAGCATTTGGTTCTGATCCTGCACAATACCGAGCACTAGCCCAACAGTATCTGGCATGGTTGGCCAAAATGCCTCCCAAGTTTAATCCACTCGACGAAGCCGCCAAACGCACAATGAGCCGTGCGGCTAAAGGTTATATGAAGTACGGTAAAAAAGGTATGAAGGCATTAGCTGATGCAGGCCGTGAAGGCAAAGATCTTGAGCCAATTCAAGACAAATTCAACAAATATAAAGAAGGATACAATCCTAATTCAGTCGATGCTGAACATCGCAGAAGTTTAGAAAAATCGCATGAAGATAGCTTGAAGAAAAAAGCAGATGACGGCGATGAGTCAGCTAAGAAACGGTTGCAAGCATTGAAAGACAAAAAAGAACGTATGCGTAACGATTATAACGATCGTATGGAACGATAAGATTCGTCGCAGTTAACACTCTGTTTCTAGTGCCAAATAGACTCTTCGGAGTCTATTTTTTTGATTAAATAACGTATGGCAAAATCATTAGATGGTGTACTAACCAAAAAAGCACATAGTAAAGAAAAGTTTACAGAACAGCAAGTTGAGCATTTATTAAAGTGCTCTAACCCTGTCAACGGGTATCATTACTTTGCTCAACACTTTTTCTATATCCAGCATCCTGTCAAAGGCAAGATGCTATTCCAACCATTTGAATATCAAGAAAGGCTACTGCAAAGCTATCACGATTATCGTTTTAACATCAACATGTTACCTCGACAAAGTGGCAAGACCACTTGTGCGTCAGCATATCTGCTTTGGTTTGCCATGTTTCACCCGGACCAAACTATCCTAGTGGCCGCACACAAATACACAGGTTCACAGGAAATTATGCAACGTATCCGTTATGGATACGAACTATGCCCGGACTATATTAGATCAGGGGTTGTAAGTTATAACAAAGGGAGTATAGACTTTGACAACGGATCAAGAATTGTATCAGCTACTACTACTGGTAACACCGGTCGTGGTATGTCCATATCCTTACTATATTGCGATGAGTTTGCTTTCGTACAGCCGAACATTGCTACAGAGTTTTGGACATCAATATCGCCAACACTAGCAACTGGTGGACGTGCGATTATCACCAGCACACCCAATAGTGATGAAGACGAGTTCGCTATTATTTGGAAAGAAAGTCAAAATCAGTTTGACGAGTACGGGGATGTTAGAACAGACGGATTAGGAATGAACGGGTTCCACGGATTCCGTGCAGAGTGGCATGAACATCCAGATCGTGATGACGAATGGAAAAAAGTCGAACTAGGACGTATTGGTGAAGAACGTTTCCGTCGTGAATATGGTTGCGAATTCTTAGTCTATGACGAAACATTAATCAACAGTATTAAACTATCAGAAATGATCGGCAAAGAACCCATAACCCGAATGGGGCAAGTTCGCTGGTATAAGAAACCCTCTGCTCAACATCTCTATATTGCCGCACTAGATCCCAGCTTGGGTACAGGTGGTGACTACGGTGCTATACAGATATTTGAACTGCCCAGCATGGAACAGGTAGCAGAATGGCAACATAATGTTACACCAGTACAGCAACAGGTTAAAATATTCCGAGACATGTTAAAATATGTTCAGGACGAAATCGGAGAAGAAAATTACAATAATATCTACTGGTCAGTGGAAAATAACACAGTTGGAGAAGCCGCACTGGTAGTGATAGCTGACTTGGGCGAAGAAACATTTCCCGGAATGTTTGTATCAGAACCATTAAGAAAAGGACATAT